AAGGGTGGAAGCCGAACAGATATCTCAGCAATATGAGCATGGCGTATTTTGCAAACCCGGCGGATTGGGTGGCAACGAGAATCTTTCCAATCTGCCCGGTTGCACTGACTACGAGTTTCTATTACACATTCCTGAAGGGTGACCTGGCAAGGGATAATGTTCAGAGAAAGCCTGCATATGGCAAAGTCAATCCGGCGGTAATGGGGCATACCGATAACACCTACAAGTGCGAGGTAGACCAGATTATTACCGGAATCGACCAGATTGGTACTCTTGACTACCAGAGAAGCAATTCTCCGGCATCCATTGACCCACGCCGGTCAAAAGTAAGATTTGTCTCCGAACAGATGAATCTCCACCTGGACGTACAGTTTGCAAAGCACTACTTCAGGGAAGGCGTGTGGGAGAATGAGCTGGAAGGAATTGCATCCGGAACTCCGGGCGCAAGCCAGTTCCTTAAATTCAGCGATGCGAACTTTGACCCGGTACATTTCTTCAACGCCCGCCGCCGGGAAATTAAACTGAGTGGGCGCAGGGAGCCGAATAAGCTGGCACTCGGATACGATGCATACATTGCACTGACTGAGCATCCGGATATCCTGGAGCGTGTGAAATACACCGGCTCCACAGCGAACCCGGCAGTAGTAACTAAGCAGGTATTGGCTCAGATTTTGCAGATTGAGGAGATTGCGGTCCTGGAAAGCACCTACAATATTGCGGAGCCTGGACAGCCGGACGATATGCAGTTTATCTGTGACAGCACAGGTGCGCTTCTTTGCTATGCAACACCGACACCGGCCATTGATGAACCGTCTGCCGGATATACTTTCACCTGGGATATGCTCGGTAATGGTAACTGGATGGCAACGGATCAGTTTGAAGGAGAAGGCGGAACCCATACAGAGTTTATCGAGGGTCTTATGTCTACAGATATGAGAAAGACTGCCGATGACCTGGCCTGCTACATGAAGAATTGTGTATAGGAGGAACCTTATGAGTGAATTTGTTTGCAAAAAGCCTATCACACTGTCAGGAAGAAGTTTCTCCTATGGGGAGGTTATTCCGGATGGATATGTTCTGCCGGGGAGAGCATTGACGCTGATTCACAGTAATTATATTGCGGAGGTAGAAAGCGGTGTGCTTCAGGCAGAAGAGGCAGTAACCCCTATTCGCCCATTTCAGAGCGAAACAGGGGAAACCCTCATTACAATACCGATTAGTACCGAAAACGGCATCCTGGAGGTAATCACGAGTTCTCAGACTGTAACCACAGTATTCTCTATCATGCAGAAAACAGTGGAGGAAGCTGAAAAGGATATCGCCGGACTGGAAGACGAAAATGCGCTGATTCTTCTGAATGCTGCCGATTCCCGAAAAGGAATCCAGAAAGCGGCGGAGGAACGTGCTACTCAGTTGAATAAAGGACCGGAACCACCGGAAGACAATGCAGATAACGGGGAGGTTCAGGAAAAGGGTGGTGCCTGATGGAAAAGAGGTACACATACGAACCAGAAAAAATCAGGGAGTGCGGCAAAGACCGCATGAGGTTTGAACTGGGCGATACGATGGTTGAGGGCGGAGCGGAAACCTCCGCCCTTAGTGATGCAGAAATAAAAGCCGTGTTGGAGATGTTTCCTGGGAAGTGGAAGAGAGCAAAGCTGGCACTGCTGGAAAGCATTTGCCGGAGATTCGCATATGAGCCGGATACGAAAACAGGCCCGTTGTCTTTCTCATTTGCTGAACGTGCGAAAATATGGAAAGAGGACTACGAGAAGTTGAAGAAAGAAGTTCAGAACAGTTCCGCTACAATTCCTCAATACGGTGCCGGTCCTGATGGCAGGAAACGCCCGCCATATTTCTATGCTGGAATGATGGAAAACGGGGAGGCGAAATCGGAATGAGAACATTCATGTATCTGAGGCCGGGGAATCTGTATAAGGATTTCATTGTGGAGGAAAATATCGCTGGCGTGAATGCGTCAGGAAGACCAAAGACATCATATGTGGGAGACGGAACAAAGATGGTAAGAGGAGTACTTGCTGAAGCTGACAATAAGCAGAAGATGCGATGGGAACAGTTACAGCATCCTATTTCTCACACTATTGTCCAGAGCGGAAGACCCAATGCAAAAGCGGAGGATAAGCTGATTCTGGGAGAACGGATATTTCTTGTCCAGGGTGTCGATGAAGCCGGAAGCCTGGGAATCTGCACCATCTATTATGTGGAAGAAAGGATGGATGTGAAATGAGCAGTATAGGCCAAGCGGGAGCAGCACTGAGAATTGCGGTAGACCGGGTGGTAGAAAATGTCGGAAGACAGGCGGTATCCAGGGGAACCAGGGCTGTTAATGCCATCCGGAATGCAGAATTAGATGTGCTGAAAGGCTCCAGGAGTGGGCGTGTCTACAAGAAACCGTACAGCAGTGCAACTTATACGGCTTCAGCGCCCGGAGAGCCACCGGCAAGAAGAAGTGGAGCATTGAGGCTGAATTGGCATGGTGAGGTGCAAGGAGGAAGTGCGGGAAGCGGCGGTGTACAAATAACTGCTGTGCTTGAAAGCGAACAGCATTACGCTGGGTATCTGGAAAATGGTACGTCCAAAATGGCACCACGTCCATACAAAGACAAAATAACCGAAAAAGCCACGCCTGAAATCGTGGCAATCTACAACGAACCATACAGTTAGGAGGTGCGGAGATGGCGTTGATAGTAGATTCGATAACTAAAGTGTTTGATACCGCACAGATAAAAAAAGGCTATCTCATGTACGCAAAGCATCGTTCCTGGCCGGATGGACGGGGCGGGTTCGTAACAGCAGTCACAGATAAACAGATCACGGTGCAATATCACCCAGGGATTGCTAACGTGACGAATCATTTCTTCCTTCCGGCTGATGAAGTTGCCGCAGGGGAATGGGAAGTACGCTGGTCTGCTGACATGATTGAAGTCCATGAATATAGATCAGGAGGCGGTGTTGGAGATGACGTTGGAGGAGTTAGTTCATAGTTGGTTCACGAACCATGAGGGAGTAGCGGGAAGACTGGCAAGATATGACGGGAAACCGGCTATTTTCTACCAGACAGCACCGGCAGATAATCAGCGTGGTTGGACGTGCCAGTACCCACGGATTGTATATGCAATAGATATGCAGGCTAATCAGGAAAGAAAGAGCGCAGGAACTATGGAAATAAGCCTGCTATGCGATGAAGCGGGCATACCGCCGGAAGAAATTGAGCCTGCAATAAAGGAGTGCCTGAAGGACTTAATCATAAATCCGGATAACGGTTCACCGTATTGTTTTGCGTGGTCCAGAACAGACGGCTTTGAAATACCTTCCAGGGAAAGCGGCACGGATACAAGAATCATCGGAATGGAAATCAGGTTCGATATCTTAGAATACACATGCCAGGAAACAACGGACCCAGACCCCGTGGTTGCTTTGAATCAGTATATAAAGAGGATAATGCCAGAAGCCTTTGTTTTGGGGCAAGACAATATGGATTCCTTCAGAGTAGCAGATGCGAAAGCACCGGTTTTTTACTGCCGATTAGATACCGTGGAAAAGGGTAGAGAAACAAATACCGTGGCGTGGATGGACGGCAGAATTGCAGTCCACGTTCTGTGCTCTGCCGCAGACCTGAGATTGAAATGGGTAATGGCATTGGCTAACGGCCTGTCACTGGCCGGTGAGGTTGCAATGCTGGATAAATCGCCTATGAGAATTAAGCGATTGCAGGTAAATAATAAAGCTGACTATCTGAAGGACGGTCAGCTTATCGTAACAGTTCAATACGGTCTGCTCAGATACAAGAACAGACCGCACATGATTGTAGAAGTTGGAACGGACTTCAGATAGGAGGATTCCATGGAAAAGAAGACTGCCGACACAAAAGCGGCGGAAAAGAAAACGTCTACGGAATCTGTTTACGATGTGAATGAATTGGCAAAATACGCAGAAAAGGTATTCGGACCAGAGGTACGGAGCGAGTGCGTTGTTGCTGCCTTTAAGTTTGCAGGAAAGACAGAAGCTACAAGACCGGAGGCGAAAAAGATTGTAGAAAGTTTTATGAAGAAGGAGGTCAAGTGAAATGGCGGGAACGTACATGATTGGCGAGACAAAAGTAAGACCCGGAACATACTTCAATATCCAGAAAAAAGGAGATGGAGCGGCT